GTCTCGCGTTCACCTGTTTCTGGGTATTATCAAAGAGATTCCTTAGTGCTATTTGGATCTATTCTTAGCCTTAAGAGGTAATCCTCGTGACCCTTTGATACAATGTAAGCAATAGATCCACGAGGAACACCACACACTGTTGCAATGTTATCCAGTGTGATTCCGCGTTCTCTAAGAAGAAACGCCTTGTTGCATAGCTCCGGTGTAATCGGGCTGCTGATCTCCTCCTCGGGATCCAGGTTGGGTATGGGGTCGCCCTCGGCATCCATCTGGGTGCCGCGTGGGTAGGACATCCAGCCGTGCTTGATGGCGTAGCGGACGAGGTGCTTCGCTTCCCGCAGCACTTGGGTCTGGCTGATGCTATATTGTGTGGTCATTGGTATTTAGAAACTGTGTGATGGGTCGGAGAATCGGCAGAACTGGCCGTCGTACCACAGAGGCACCAGGCCGCACTCACCGTCTCTTTGTTTGGCGATAGCGATCACAGCCTCGCCTTGTGGTTGGTTGCGCTCCCGGTTGAGCAGTAGCACAAGGTCGGCGTCCCTCTCGATCTGCCCTGAGTCGGCCAGGTCGGTGAGCCGAGGCACTCGGCCCTTGTCCTTCTCATTCTCTCGATTGAGCTGGGCCAGGGCGACCACGGCTGTCTTGGTATCGGAGGCCACGCCTTTGAGTCTGCCAGAGACCTCGGCAATCTCGTAGGTCTTTTTCTCTGCTGCCTTGGATCCATGGATCTTTTGGAGGTAGTCGACCAGGACCAGCTTCACGCCCCATTTGCGAACAGCACGGCGGATTACCGCGGTGATGGTTGCGATGTTTGACACACCGGATCCGGACACAAAATGGATGGGGCTGCCTGCGATCTTGGCCGACGCAGTCGACATAGCCTTCATACCTCCCTGGTCGAGCTGGCCGGTCTTGATGTCCTGCATCGGGATTGTGCCGATAGTCGAGACCATGCGGCGCACGATAGACTCGTCGGACATCTCTAGGCTGATGAACAGCGTTGGTATCCTGGCGTCTATGCCGGCTGCCTTGGCAATGGCGATGGCGATGGCTGTCTTCCCAATGCTGGGTCGGGCTGCAATGATGGCCAGCTCACCGTACTGGAATCCATCGGTCATCTGGTCGAGCCTATGAAAGCCCGAGGTGATGCCGGAAAGCTGTCCCTGCCTTGAGAACCTTTCCTGCGTCGAGTCGATGAACCGGCTGACAACGGACTTGGAAGATTGCACCTCCTCTTTAGATGCCTCAACGCTGAGCCCTGCCTCGGCATTAGAGACGATTTGATCGACGGAGAGGGTGGAGACAGCGGACTCACGGATCAGACGGTCTCCAGCGGTTCTGAGCTGGCGTCTGTGGTAGGCCTCTAAGACAGCCTGGGAGAACGCCGGGTGGTTGGCCGGGCTGGGGCACAGCTCGTCGCAGCGGTTGAGAGCCTCGAATGGTGGAGTGACTTGAGGCATCGAGCGTTTCCACTCTTTGACCACCGTGGTCAGGTTGACCGGCTCGGTCTTGGCGACTAGGCCTTTGGTGATCTCGTAAAGGTGCCGTAGACTGTCGGTCTCGATTGCATGGGTCGGGATCTTGGCGAACACCTCGTGGCAGACATCGGAACCACCGGAGAGACAGGCTCCGATCAGGCCGTACTCGTCGTCCTGGGCGAAGTAGGGGTCGTTCATTGGTAGTCGGAGATGTTGTGGCTGGTAATGGCACCGCCGGCTTTACTTCCATTCAGACCAGGAAGTTCCCTTACCCGAGACCACCAGTTCCTAAGAGCAGCAGGCCAGGACTTCATTGGGTTCTTTCCAACCTTCCAACCGTTGGACTCGTAGTAGTTCCAGAACTTGTCGACCTCGATGGTAGAAAGGCCGATCAGGGCAGCCTCGGTGTTGATCTGCTCAAGCGTAGGCTTCTGGAAACGAGAGGCAGGCGGCTTGTCCGCCTGTATCTTCTCTGTCTTATCTTCTCTATCTTCTCTATCGGTTACCCCATGGGTTAGCCGTGGGTTAACCGGATTCGATTCTGGGTTAACCCGTGGGTTACCCATGGGTTTCTTTGGGCGCCCTCCTTTGCCTCCATTGGACCAGGCAGCAATCAGGCTGGCGTTCACCTCGTCCCACTCGTGGGCGATCAGGTATCCGTCTTCGGACCGGCAGAATGTCTGCATCATTGCAGACCAGAACTGGTCGGCATCACCGGGCCATCGGCATACCGATGCCAGAATGGCCGGGCTCCACTCCGGGAACTTGTTTGTCTTCCTGGTCTGGCAATGAGACCAGAGTCGGATGACGTAGTTTGGGGCTGCCTCGGTGTCGAGCAGCCGCATCAGCAGGCGGGTCTTCCAGTGATCTAAGAAGTCGGGTTCGATTATCATGGGTCAAATAAAAATCCCCACCAGTCACAGGGTAGGAGATCGCAGGAAGGAACTGCGAATGCCTGTGGTGGTGGGGATAAAATTTGTCATGCCTTCAGTTGGTTTCGACGCTCACCTCCTACAGCTCACGTCGACAGGCGCTCCCTAGCGTTTTGCCTTGGTCTTGTCCAGAGCTTGCTTGGCCTGCTTTTCCTTGCGCTGTGCGCACTTCAGTTTCGCCTCGGCAATTCGCTGATCCTTCAATGCGTAGGCCATGTCTGTGGCTATCTGCATCTGCTGTGCGATTTGTCCTGGTGACGTAATCTTGTGCAGCAGCGATAGGCTCTTCTTGGAGATGTGATTCTCGGCAACAGAGATTTCGTTTGGTGGCATATCAGTAGGCCGGTATCAGGATGTCGGCCACCTGCTGGGTGAGCTGCACGTCCCGCAGGCAATAGTCAAGGGCGGCTTGACGGTTGGTATTCCACAGCAGGCTGAACTCGGCGCCGGTGCCGGTCTTGTCACCGAGGCCTAGGTGCCGGCAAATGGATCCGAGGCTGCCGTGGGCTCGATTGTCCCCGAGCTGCCACACCTCCCGCAGGTCGACCACCAGGTCGTTCCAGTAGCGGCCCTGGCGCAACCAGTACGGCGGGGCAATGCGGTGCTTCCAGGAGCGCTTGATGAGGAAGGGCAGGTCGAAGACCTTAATGTTGAAGCCGACGAGTTTTGGTTGCCGTTCATAATAATTGAGCATGGTCCACCATTCCCGGAGCATGGCGGCCTCATTGCCGTCGTTCTTGAGCACTCCAAGGTGTTGGTGCTCGAAACGGTATCCGATGCACAGGATCTGGCCTGAGAGCGCGTCCAGGGCAGCGTTCCGGATGTAATCCGCGGTGTGAGTCTCCTCGGCCTTCTGTAGCTTCTCGGCGATCAGGTCCGGGTTCTTGATGTTGCCCAGCTTCACGTCTGCCGGGTTGAAGGGTGGGATGTTGAGTTCTGAGAGTGGTAAAGGCCCGGTCTCGATGTCGAAGATGATGGTCGGATTGGCTGGCATAGTTCTATTGGTTGAGATTGTTGCGCGTTTGTCCCGATGCGCGCCCCCGGTTACCCACGAGTCCCAGCAGCAACAGGCTGCCGGAAAGTTATTAGATCGGTTTGCCGCAATGAGGGCAGACGGTCTTGGTCATTGGCTGTCTTACGGTGGGCACGCCCAGCCATTCGCAGATTTCGCGGTACGATACCCACCCGAACCCACGCACCGACCTGGGCTGCAGGTGGCCTAAGTTGTATAGGTCGAGAGCCTCCTGCCGGCTCTTGATGGCCAGGCTTTCCAGGATGTTGAACGTCCTGGTCGAGAACGGGAAGCCCCACACCCGCAGGATCTCCTCGTGCTTCTGGGCTGCCTGCTCGATCTGATTGATCCGCTGGCGGCTCAGGTTAAACCGTTTGCCGATCTCCTCCAGGGTGTAGCCTTCGGATCTGAGCTGGACCACCTCGGGCACCATATGGGTCAGCTTCATCGTGGGTTTGCGGGTCTTCATGGCTTAGAAGGGCACGTCGTCAAAGTCGGGCTCGTCGGCCTTGGCCAGCTCCTCAAGGCGCTTTGTAACCGCGGCGATCAGGGCGATGTCTTCAGGCGTCTTACCGCTGGAGACCTTGGCCTTGGGCAGCCAGTGCTCGGCCAGGCCGCGCACGGCGTCCGGGGTCAGCTCGGAGAGCGCCACGCCCTTGAACTTGCCCACGTGCACCTTAACCTCGGCGATCTTCACCGGCGCCGCGGTAGCCGGCGTCACCGTCTTTACCTTGTCGTCATCCCTGGGCGGCCTGTCCTCCAGGCGTACCCACAGGCCCGAGGGCTGGAGGGGCTCGCCGCTCTTGTGGGGCATAATCAGCTTGATGTTGCTGAAGGTCTTGGTGCCGTCCCTCGATTGCTCGTGGACGATCACCACAGTGGCCGGTCGGCCGATCAGGTTGTCGAGGTTGAGGCTGACGGTCTCCTCGGCGGTAAGGGCTCGGCCATGCCAGTCTCGCAAGAACTTGGTCAGGCCGGCCTTCTCGTGCAGGCTGGCGGTCATCGGGGCTGTCATGACCACCCAGGGCTGCACCGGGTTGCGTGACTGGTCGATCAGATCCAGCTCGAACGCGATCTTGAACTTCTGCTTGATGCCGTACTCGGTCTCGTAGGCCTTGAGCGGTGTGATGTCGACACAGACCGCGCGGCCTGTGTACTCGGGGCAGGGTGTGAAGTTCCCGCCGCTCGGTTTCGTTGATACTGTGATTCCCATGTGTTTGCTTTGTTGTGTCGTTGTTGTTGTGTCTACCTGGAGGCTTGTTTCTCGACCTCCGAAAGTTGTTTTGCCATCCGGTCGTACTGAGCCCAGTACTCGGGCCAGGTTGCCTTGATCTTCGCCAGGTTCTCTTGGTCGGCCACGAGTGCCGCGGCGCCCAGCTTGCGAACGAATGATCCGCCGTATTCAATCATGGTGCGTGCCACGTCGAAGTCCTTCACTTGGAGCCTTTCCCGCGTTTGCGTGTGAAGAAGGACATCGAGCCGATCTTGATCTTCCTGGCAGCGCGATAGGCCTCCCCGGCGTCCTTCTTTGTCAGACGATAGATTCCCGTGCCGTCCTGTTGGATCTGTTGAGCTGATTTCATTGCAGTATAAAGTCGAAGTTGTTCTGCCAGGTGTCTGATAAACGGTTGTAGGTGTCGTTCTTGATGCGCCAGGTGCGCGGGTCCCGGGTTGAGCCGGTGTGCCGGCACTTGATCCGCACGTCCAGGTCCTTGATGGCGGTGTTGCGGAGTTGGTGATCCGACGGGAGTTCGTGGAGTTTGGTGATCATGGTTTGCTCTCCTTGGCTTTTAGTTCGTTGATGATGTCGCACAGTCCGATGATCATGGCCATGTAGGCTTGAGGGCTCTCAATCCCGTTTCGCTTGCAGGTTTCAACCCCTCGTTTCGCTGCGTCCAATCCAACGTCGCGCCACGGCTCGTTGATGAAGTCGCTGATTTTGATGCTGCTCATATTTTTGACTCCCTGATTCCAGATTCCACTCGTTTCATCCCAAGAGCCTCACGCGCATCGTCACGCACTACAGGGCTGACGACGTAGCCTAAGTCTTCAGGACCGAAGAAGCGGTTGATGAACTGCTCCAGGTGCGCGATCCTGGCTCGGGCCTCCTCCAATTCCTTCCAAGTTTTAACGGCGTCGATGGTTCTCATTTCTTCGATGGTCATGGTTTCTCGCTTAGTTCTTTGATGATCTTGGTCCGCTCCCGACCCTTCGCTTTGACGATGAGTTGCAGGATGGAGATGGGATTCACGGTTGAAACGTGCTGCCAGTATGGTCTAGCTGCGTCGAGTTCCCGTGCGCGTTCTAAGTCCACCACAAGCACCTCGCTGGTCATCTTGTGTTTGTAAACAAACGCGACTGACAGGTCTTTTAGGACGTTCATTTCTTCCCCCTCTCCTCCTCCAGAATCTGAAGCATTTGACTCGCAACATGACCGTCTGAGCCGTCCCTAAAGAACGCCATTGATGCTCGGTGGATGCGGTCCTCCAGTTGCTTGATCCGATCCTCCCGCTTCCGGACTTCAAGAGCGATTGCGCGGAGTTCGCGGCGGTCGTTGTAATCGGCAAAAGCCGGCAGGTCCAAGATTCGTTGTTCGACGCTCACAGCTTGGCCTCCTTGGCATTTTCAATCAACGCAACGACCGGACACGG